ACCCTCTTTACCGGTATAGAAAACATGAATTCAGACATGCGTTTGACAGCAAGCTTTTCAAGAGACAGGAAAATTCTAGCAGCTTCTTCAGTAGGCTTCCCTTTTACAACTTTATCAGGCCGTTTAGCCTTATCCATTACATCGTGCTTAGAAGCATCGTAAGATTTCAATAATTCGTCCCATGCCGGAACGCTGACGGACTTGTTCTTTAAATCCGTGATAATCTCCGATGCAGGTCTGTCCTCAGAGAATATTGTTTTTATATCGTCCATAATATCGTGCCGTGCTCCTTCACACGGTGGTTAGTTATTTAGTTCAACTTATAAAAAATCTTGTAATAGCTCTTCGTCGCTCACATACTCATATCCATAAGGATAGAATGTGTTTGCGAGTGAATCCATATAATCAGGCGATCTTTTGATACGCTTCTGTATATCCTCCTTAGGCTCAATGATTATACTGCCGTTGCTCTGAAACTTCCAGTGTATTTCTGTCGCCTCTTCAAGTAACTTCTCACATGGAGGCAATGCAGGATTATTCTTGTTTTTTGGATTCAGCCAATCACGCAATGCCCAATAACAGTAAGCTCGCATATTAGCGAAAGTGTACTGCCCTGTTATGTCCGACAACCCCTTTGCACCCTCTGAGTATTTGCATGAGATAGCATTTGTTATTCCAAGCTCTTGTAGTCTGGAGTATACGCCAGCACCCTCACCGATGGTATCTATGAACGCCTTAGCACCTTTTATACCGAGATACTTTTTTATCATGCCGGCTACGTGCATGTGGTCCGCTTTTCCTGCTGACTGATGTACGTCGAACTTCTCAACGTAGTTCTCATATCTTGGGCACAAAACACTATCATCACGACCCATTCCGGCAACGTCTGCACCAAGCCTGCAATCACCTTTAGCCTTATAACCTGATTCTTGCATGAGCTGCCATCTTTTATTAGCAAGCTCAATCCATTCATAGGGAATAAGAACGTCTTCTGCGACTTTAGGAAACATTCCACGCACTTTTACCCGAAACAAATCATTAGGCCTATAAACACCGCCTTCCCATTTAAAATCTCCTTCGCCCTCATTGAATTCTGCTTGCTGAATAGGAGAGCACCAGTTCTCTACTTTATCTTTAACCCATTCATAGTCGACTTGCCCGGGTATTATCGCTTTCTTTTTGACCACATTTTCAGCGTTAAGCGAATCCAGCCTAAACTTGGCAAAGCGTTCTGATTTCATCGCTCTAGCTGCGTAACCTGTTGTGACATTCGGATTGAATACCAATATCATCCTAGAGTTTCCTTGCAAGTTTCCTTCTATGGCGTTATAAGTAGCCTCGGAAATACCGGAGGCCTCTGTTATCGCAAACATCGTATTGACAGCATGGAATCCTGACCACGCCTCCGTATTATCATCTCCAGCCTTAAACCCGGTAAGATACCATTCCTCGTATTCTGTTCGTATGTCATACCCAACTAGCCTGCCCGGCAGAAACCCTGCGTTTCTATAGAGCCTTCTAATTTCAGGAACCATGATGTTCTTCACCTGTCTATCTGTAGGAGCTGTCATTGCTATCTTGGTATTTTCTACAAGTTTTCCTTTTCCCCATTTCGGTGTGAGATACATAAAACAAAGGCAGGCACATGCGGTAACATAATCTTTTCCCCTAGCAGTTCCAGAGGCTACAGCTACCCTTCTTTCGTGCTGAACAGCGTCTATAATAGCTTTCTGCTCTTTATCCAAATTGGCTTTGAGTGCCTCATGGATAAATTTATTCCAATCATTCCTCCAGCTAATAAGAAGCTTTTCTCCCTTTGACCTATCCACCATTGTTTTTTTAACGTGTTTGTTTTGAAAAACTACTTATCTGAAACGGTCTTCATAAGCTCTTCAAATGGATTTATAGTTACATCCTGCTCTGTCCGTTCTACATATCCACGTTTCTTACCTTTCGTCTTCAAGAAGAATATCAAAGACGTTACATCGTCCTTGCTAATATGCTCCATCAGTTTAGACTCGGCAAAATCCAATACAGACTCATCGGCCTCTTTGAGCAGGTCATTAAGCTTCTTGGACTTTTCCTTCCATTTATAGAATGTATATCTCGTCATATTCAGAGCTACACATGTAGCTGAAACATTGCATCCTTTTTTCTTGTAGGTCTCTGCTATAAGCTCTACAGTTATGCCATTAGTTCCTTTAGCCATTGTCTTTATCCTCCTTTAGTTTTAATTGAGCCAATTCCAATATCTTGCAGAAAGCTATGTTAGCGCTTTTCACATCATACTTTTTTTGTATATCTCTTATGGTATCTTGCAGCATTTCCTCAGTGTTGTCTTGGTCTGCTACAACGACCATTTCACTTGTTGTCAAATCCTCTTGAACTATGCCGAACAATTCCTTTAATGCTTCAACATCTTTCTTGTATAGTACAAAGGAAACATTATAATGTTCTGACTCTGGAACTATAGAACCTTGAAACATTGGGATACTCTCTATCTCGTCTATGTTGATATAAGCAAATTGTTTGAAGTCAACAGATTTTATTTCTTCAAACATTCTCTTTAGAATACCCTTGTTGTCTTCACCATGAAGAGAGTTATGGGATATCTGTGTAGCTATCTTTTCATCTTCAGATAAATCATCTTCCTCTGCGTATAAGCAACCAACCTTTGTATAGGCTAGCTTTCTACAGGCTCTAATTCTATGATGCCCTGATATTACCACATACATATCGTCAGCTTTTCTATGCCATAGGGTAGGAGAACTGCTAAGACCACCTACTCTGATATTATCTACAAGTTGAGCAAAATCCTTGTCTGACATTTTATTTGCATTCTCTTTAGCTTCCTCAATCTTTGATATATCTATCATTTCATACTTCCATTCTCTCATTTCTTCATCTTATTATATTTATCAATAATCGTTTTAAAATCACCGGCAATACCAAATTCGGAGGCGTACACTAAACAGCCTGGTTTCGATAACTCTTTGTTTTTACTGAACACTCCACGATATTTCATACTTGCAGGATTCTGAGTATATACTTTAGTGTACATATTGACTATCGAAGATTTGAGCTTTCTCTGGATCATCTTCTTTACATAGTCTGATTGTATGCACATCAATATCAGTTTAGATATTCTAAAGACCTGATTGTTCACATTAAAATCAGACAGAAGCCACAAATCGTAATCTTGATCCTTAGGATAAGCAAAACCAAAACCTCCTAAACAATACTTGTCATAAAATACAAGAAATGCAAATCTTGGAGGTGTTACCTTATGGACCTTCTTTATATAAACCTCTTGTAGCTGATAGAAATCAGATGGATTAACAGACACTACTTTAAGTTTTCTGTAATCATCAATCTCTATAACATCATCAGTAGGTATAACAGCAAAGCTCTTGAAGTCCTTTATCGTATTTACTATAAGAGAACCATCTTCTTTAATGTTGGAATAGAATATAACAGATCCATTCTTGGCTATCTTATACATAGGCTGATATTCATTCTTGCTAATCATCATAAATCTCTTTCCTGACGGAACATTCTGAACTAAATTATAATAGTCAGTAGGAAGAATTTCAAAATTACTTTCATAGTCGCTGCACTTCTTTAGTATTGAAGAAGTAGAGCGCGCTTTCTTATTGTTGCCTAATTGATAGAAGATATTATCATTATCTCTTATTGCATCGTTGACAGTACCATGAATATATACGCAATTATCAAACAGGTTGATTATCTCTGATGCAGTCTTTTTTATTCTCTCAACAGAATCATCTAACTTAGCTATATATGCTTCAAGCTCCATTACTGCATACTCGCTGTCTGCTGTGTATTTTCTTAGTCTGTGAAACAAGAACAAACATACAAGCTGCATAAGGATAGAACCGTCATTATACTTCTCTATAAAATCATACTTATCATCGTTGTAATGAATGACTAAACCATCTTTACATATTCTGTAAATAATATCATTCATTTCATCGTTATTGTAGATAGTAAGTTTTAGCTTTCTGTATAGAC